CTAAATCTAAATCTAAAAAACGATATGGCTAAGAAAGGCTGTTCCTCTAAAGGAGGTAAAGGTGGCTACAAAAAGTAAATCTAAAACTTCTAAAATTAAAGGCGCTGATGGTAAAGCTTGCTGGAAAGGTTACTCCTACGCGGGTACTAAAAATGGCAAGGACAAATGCGTTAAATCAAAATAGCTAAATAGAATAAGGGAGGTGCAATTCCTCCCCTAGCTCTAGACAGCCAAGTCTTTAAATTGGTCTTACTTAATCTTACTTACCCAACCATGAACTATTACTTAAATGACCGCTGTACTTTCAAGACCACAAAAACTAAATAACTGGCAGGCTTTCTGCAACTGGGTGACGTCCACTAACAACCGTCTCTATGTTGGCTGGTTTGGGATCTTGATGATTCCTACTTTACTAGCCGCAACCACTTGTTTCATCATCGCATTCGTAGGAGCCCCACCAGTTGACATCGACGGGATACGTGAACCAGTTGCTGGATCGCTCTTATACGGAAATAACATTATATCGGGAGCAGTTGTCCCATCTAGCAATGCTATCGGACTCCACTTCTATCCCATCTGGGAAGCAGCAACCCTCGATGAATGGCTCTACAACGGTGGACCATTCCAACTCGTTGTCTTCCACTTTCTCATCGGTATCTACTCTTACCTGGGACGCGAATGGGAACTTAGCTACCGGCTAGGTATGCGTCCCTGGATCTTCGTTGCTTACTCAGCTCCGGTAGCTGCTGCAACAGCTGTCTTCTTGGTATACCCCTTTGGACAAGGATCATTCTCTGATGCAATGCCACTTGGAATCTCAGGAACATTTAATTACATGTTTGTATTCCAGGCTGAGCATAATATTCTTATGCATCCTTTTCATATGCTTGGTGTTGCCGGTGTATTTGGCGGAAGCCTTTTCTCGGCAATGCATGGATCTCTTGTCACTAGCTCCTTGGTTAGAGAGACTACTGAAACTGTCTCCCAAAACCAAGGTTATAAGTTTGGACAAGAGGAAGAAACGTACAACATTGTAGCTGCACATGGTTACTTTGGTCGATTAATTTTTCAATATGCATCGTTTAATAACTCGCGTTCGCTTCACTTTTTCTTGGCTGCTTGGCCTGTGGTTGGGATTTGGTTTACTAGCCTTGGTGTTAGCACTATGGCTTTCAACCTTAACGGATTCAACTTTAATCAATCCATTGTCGATTCTCGGGATCATGTCATTCCTACTTGGTCTGATGTTCTCAATCGAGCAGGACTTGGAATGGAAGTAATGCATGAGCGTAATGCTCATAACTTCCCACTTGATCTTGCTACTTACAAAACTCCTACTATCGGATAATTATTATGGGACTAGCTTACAATCCAAAAAACCGTGCTAATGATTTTCAAGTCCAGTATGTTGTTAAAACTACTGGCGACCAATGGTTCAATGTAACCACTGGTTATGGTGATAACGCTAACTCTGGTACATCTGCACAGCGTGTCGTTCAGAACGATATCCTTGCTGGTGATACTGCAGATGGATCACCTGCGGCTGCTGAACTAGTAGCTAGTTAATTAAAAGTCCGTTCATCTATGTTTAATATTACTATAACTACAGACTCTGCTGTTGTTCTTCGTGATGCATTACGCATTTATAAAGAGAGATGGGCAGGTGGTGATGCTTACGAACAAGAACTAATTATTTTTCTTGAGACTGAGTTCACTAAAATAGTTTTAGAATCTTACATGGACGCATGACATGAGGTGACATGGAACGGGGTCCCTCAATTCTCTATTGGAGGATACTATGCCAAACGTTGAAGTTCGTCAGCGTGTGCGTGAGCAAGCCAAAGCTATTAAAGAGCAGAAGCTTGTGTATCGCGGGGTGGCTTACCTTAAAAGCCGCTAAGTAGTTCTGTCATTGGGAGGTGCAAATCCTCCCTTAGCAATTGGCTTCGGCCCTTTACGGAGGATACCCTTAGCCGTCTAGACGGTGGGATAGACCACACATAATTGAATATCTTTGACGTCAAAGAGGAAGTAAACAAAACCTCTTTTTTATATAATGGCTAACGCTACTATTACTCCAATTGGTTCGCTAAACTCGAACCCCTCTTCTATCGCCCTGAGTCAGGGTTATAACGATGGAAGCACAACTGGCAAGTACGCCACTTATCTGAAACTATTTTCAGGTGAGATGTTTAAAGCGTACGAGTCCAGCTGTATCGCAAAAGGAACTGTACAGAACCGTACTCTTAAGAACGGTAAGTCAATGCAGTTCATCTTCACTGGCCGTATGACGGCTGATTACCACACCCCTGGGACACCGATCCTTGGTAGTGGTGATCCCCCAGTGGCAGAGAAGACCATCATCATGGATGACCTGCTGATTAGTTCAGCATTTGTTTATGACCTTGATGAGACTCTTGCTCACTACTCGCTTCGCTCTGAGATCTCCAAGAAGATTGGACACGCTCTTGCTGAAGCATATGACAAGAAAGTCTTCCGTAAAATTGCACTTGCTGCACGTGAAGCACATCCTGTAACTGCTGCTCCTGGCCCTGAGCCCGGTGGTTCTATCATCAATCTTGGTGCTAACAACCAGTACAATGCTCAATCTTTGGTTGATGCATTTTTTGAAGCCAGCGCAATTTTGGATGAAAAAAATGTACCCCGTGATGGACGTACTGCTGTACTTTCTCCACGTCAGTACTATGCACTTATCTCACAAGTTGACAGCAACATCCTGAACCGTGACTTTGGCAACAGCCAAGGTAACTTGAACTCAGGTGACGGCCTGTATGAGATCGCTGGTATTTCTATCAAGCGTTCTAACAACCTCCCATTCATGGTGACTGGTGCTGGTACCGGCGGTTCCGCTGGTCACATCACTCGCGTTGATGGTGAGAACAATGACTACTCCGGTGACTTCCGTACTTCTTGTGGACTTATCTACATGAAGGATGCTGCTGGTGTTGTCGAAGGTATTGGCCCTAGTGTTCAAACTACTGGTTCGGACGTGAAAGCTATGTACCAGGGTGACGTAATCGTGGGACGCTTGGCAATGGGCGTGGGTACATTGAACCCTGCTTGTGCCATTGAGCTTCGCGCTGCTTGATAGGGGGACTACTAATGTCTCTCATTCCTGGTGTACAACGCAAGGATACTTGCACAAACAACATGGGTGCTGTTGGTTCAGTAACCATGAACCCTGCTACTCCACAAGAGTACGGTCGTTTGTCCGGCACAAATGCTGACGGCACAACTTCGACTGTTGCTTGTTGGGGTGGTGCAGGAGCTAACGATACTGATACTGAGGCTTAAATTAAATGGCTAATCCAACTGTTGCAGCTGGTGGCGGTGGTGTCTCTGGACCTACTGCTGCTCAGATGCTGCTGGAGCAACGCTCCCTTATGCAGCTGTAACTGGTACTTTGGCTGGCGGTGATCGCTACGCTACAAAGACCACATCTATTCGCCACTCTGTGGCTAAGACCAAGAAGGGTTTCGGTTCTGCCGTTGCTGCTTCTGAAGTCTATTCGGAGACCATGTGTCTTCGTAATGCTTATGCGCTGACTGAGATTGACTCACCAGCAATCAGTGAAGCATCCGGGGACGCTACCCGTACTGCTTAATCATGGGGACCTTCGGGTCCCTTTTTTTTATTTATAAGTTATGACTACTTCTTTCCCTGGATATCGTGATTATCCCACGACTCCTGTTACACCACTACAGAGGGGTGCAGTCAATGAGGTTCTTCAATCCATTGGTCAAGCTCCTGTCTCTACTCTAGATTCATCCAACCCGGACGTTGCGATTGCTTGGAATACGCTGGTGTCTTCGTCAAGGGATATCCAGGCTGAAGGATGGACATTTAATCGTGAGTATCATATTCAGATGGCTCGTGATTCAAATAACAAATTACTTGTACCAGCTAACTATATACAGATTGATCTTACGAATGATCCTGCAAACCTGAATCATGATGCAGTTATTAGAACTGACGCTACAGGCCAACGCTTTTTATATGATCGCTTTCAGCATTCTGATAATTGGTATTACAATCCGTATGTTGATGTCATTCTGAAATTTGATTGGGAAGATGTCCCAACACCTATTGCAAATTATATTATTGCAAGAGCAGCAGCTATTACATCAAGTCGTATTACTGGTGATACTACACAATATAAAATGCTTCAAGAACGTGAA